CCTACGGCGTAACCCGGTGTTGAACCGAGAGCAAGGATTTCAAACTCATCATGAGATGGTAGGCGCTTGCCATACGCTGCTAATACTTCCGCCGCAATGTATTGCGTTAAATTTGGATATTGCGCTATGCCATCACCGCCCCAGATAGCGGGAATCTTACACGGGCTGCTGCCGTCTGCGATTTGTGCGTTATACGCTGACGTTCCCAAGGCGTCTGGCGTTGAGTTAAGCAGATAAATATCGTTCCAGAAACGAGAGCCTGAAATATCAATCACCATGCCGCGAGGGTCTTTACACGCGGGACGGAAATGCAGGTCATAAAATGAATAGTCTTTGAATTCATTATTGCCGTAGTGAAAACCACCAATGCGGCGCGAGTTCTCTGCCGTGTATCCGTCCGGAACGGTGAAGTTGTTCGAGACGACTAAGCCGTCGGCTGTTGCGTAAATTGCGTAATCCACGCCAACCAAAAGCACTGGCGTTGATATCACTTCATTGGCTGCATGGTTAACAGTTACCCCGCCCACGGAAATGGTTAACGCTGTTGCGGTTTTTAGCTGACCACCCGATACCATGAACGCTGGCGCGGACGTTTCCGCTTTGATGAAGGTGTTTGTAGTTAGTGCAGAAAGCTTTTGGCTGACTGTTGCTAGCTCGGTTCCTAGTGCGTATTGGGGGTGTGGGTTTTGCGTGGTGAGGTGGGCATTACTACTTTCGAGCAGTTCATCCTCAGCCTTTTTCTTTGCCGCCTCTAAGTCTTCGTAGTCAGCGTAGACGCCAGACAATTCAACTTTGCTGACAATTGTTGCTACGTTCGTAGTGTACATGTCCACAACATAACGGATAGACTCTGTCGCGCCCTGCTCAAGCGTTGGTTTGTAATCACCCGTTCCTCGCGCATATCCGTAGATCGTACCATCTTCAAGTCGAATTCCGACCTCGTTAATGTCGAACCCGCCAATATCCGCCGGAATATCTCCTTTAAACGTCAGCAATGTCGGGTCATCTTCATAGGTCACCATGGCACAAGGAAAAGCCTGCTCTTCCTGTATCATGCTTTCTTGGTCTCTTGGGTCGGAGGCATCCGGCAGCACTCCGCTGCCAAATACCATTTGAGTCACTCCAAGCTTTCGACCAAGAGCAATGGCGTTGTTTTCTGCTGCAATACCTAAGTGCGTTAAATAGCACCGCAAATCGGTGTTTTCATTAGCCATGACTTACTCTCACTGTTTTGACTGAATACATCGCTTGAGCGCGAGATTTATTAATTTGGAACACTGGCGGGATAGGCTCGCCAGCCAAGACGCGAACTATTTTCGAGCGATTTAAAACCACACCTCGATAGTTCTGAGCCTCATGCGCACGAGTAAGAACAATCTCAGCGGTATCCTTTTCTGACTTATACAGCTCAACCCTCGTGTTCATACGGCGAGAGATCTCTGAGGTCAAAGGTTCGCTTTCAAGTCGCCCTTCTACATAGATGGTGTAAGGTTTTGAACCTCTGATTACGGTGGCGTTAATGCCAATGGCTTTCAGTGCTAGCCTGACGCCTGAGCGCGTGCCTGCCTTTTTATGAATGGGAACGGCTTGGTTGATCGCTTGGCGCTTTGCGGTCTCGGAGTCGTCCGAAAACCAATCCTGAACGCCAGCCTCTTTGGCCATAAGGTCGAGCAAGCCATCCTTGGTGGTGAGTGGGTCGTTTAACCACACATACACGTTATCACTGGCCATCATGTCGGCCATGGCGTGCTCAAAAGCCTCTTCAAAAGGCGTGCTGTTATCGGGCAGTAACGAACGATCAAGCGGCTTGTTTTTGTTGGACATTACTGCTCACCCCCGCGCAATATGGCGCTTGCTGCCACGTGCAAACAATATCGGCGGCGGGTTGGTTTATCACCACGTCCACCGCGTTGAAATTGTGCGCTATCTGATAAATGCGGGTTTTCTGAATCACTCCGCCAAGCTTGTGCTGCTCATCAGCATACGCTTGCAATGCGCTCTCAAGCTCTGACTTGTTCACCAACTGATTCGGCTCAGAGTATTCCGTGACCACCACGTCAATCGTATATGACTGAATATCCGCGCTAGTTACCGTGAGCGTGTCACTTTCTTGGCCAATATCGTCTCTGGATAAATACGCCAATACAGAATCACACAAGGTTTGACTTGCTGAGCCGTCACCTGTTTTGGCAAGCAATCGCAGCTCAATCTTTCCCGTATAAGCTTCGACCATGCGCGCCTGTGCATCTTTCGGGCGCTCAATACCATCAGAACTGGTGAATTCATATCGCTGATACATCACCGTATCGCTTTCAACTTCCACCGATATGATAGGGCGAGCGCCAAGGGTTAACGCATGGAAACGGTATCCCATGCGCGTCCCTGTTGTAGATAAGCCGTAAGGAGATAGCGAATAGCGCAGCAATAAAGAGGCGTCACTCTCCATCACTGCCGGAATGTTAGGAAACACCGACGTATCGGCCGGAGTAATGACCTGACGCTCTAAATTGCCATAACGACGAACAATCAAATCAATCATTTTCGAGTCGGTTACCGTCTCACTAAATTGTTGCAACGCAAGATAGTTGTCGTTTCTGGTTTCTTGCTGGCGATACAGCACCATGCAGTCAAGAAGCAAGGCGGCCACCTCATTGGGTGAGCGCAATCCAGCGGCAATTTGTTGCGCGGTTTCCTCACCCACTTGCTTGGTAACGTAAGGAATGAACACGCCCTCAATGAACTGCTCACGCAGTTCAGAAAATGGTTTTACTTTGAGAATGTCAGGCGGTGTAGTCATAGCGTTAAGCTCTCAGGTTTTCCGTTAAACGTGTAATCAACCTTAATGGCCAACCCCGCCGAACCAATCAAGACCGTCACAGAAGGATCAACAATGTCGCTGAGTTCGTTGTCGGGATTGGCAATAATTCGGTGTATGCGGTTGATGGCGATCATTCGGTCTTGTTCGCTGGCCAAGCCAAACTGTTTTCGATATGCGCCGCCCACTTTCCGGCGCTTTTCCACTGACGCCAGTTGAGTGGTGATGGCTTTTTTAAGGCGCTGAGCGGCTTGGCTTGAGCCGGAAACCGTCAACCCTGTTTCAGGGTCAATGCCAATCATGCCGCCTGCTCCTTATTCATGCTTAGCGGCTCAACCTCCACTTGGTGGTTCATAGCACTGAGCGACGTCTTTCCTAAAAATTGCACCGCGCGCCAGCTTTTCTTGTTCCCCCAAACACCCAATTTGATGGCGGTCTGTCCCGTTCTGACGATACGAAAAAACGTGCCGTCAGTTAGCTCTCTTAACTGCATAAAGACTCCGATTTGGTGATAGCAATTTGTTTTCCTGGCATCGTCGCCGGTCGACATTTTTGCTATCAACTTTCGTCATCGATGGCAGATGGCCAAAACGGAATTGATAGCAAAGACTTATTGAGGGGTTTCGGTGTAATTACCCGTTTCATAGTGAACGTGCGTAGAGAAATTAATGCCGCCAATAGTGGCTTTATCCATAGTCACATTGGACAGTGTCGCGCCGCTGGCATTTAACGAGAAGGCGCCAGCGGTGTAGCTGATTAACGCAGGCGTTTTGATACTGACACTCACATCAAGCTCACCTTTCACTGCCACATTGCCAGTTTGCCTGTGTTCGCCTTGTGTGTTGGCGGTTTGAGCGACGCGGTTATATTGCGCCGTCTGAATGCTCACGACGTCATCAGCTTCGATGTGAAAGCCCTTGGTTTTGAATCGTATGGTTTCATCTGCCACCAATTCATAATTACCCTGAGCGTCTGTGGTTACCCTAAACACATCTAGAAAACTGGTGTACATCACATCCACATCCGTGGTGTCAGGCAGGAACTGATCACAGTACACGGCAGGCAAAGCCACACAGTGGCGCTCATTCATACCGCCGGACAGATTCAGCACGATCATTTGCTCGCCAATGGTCGGAGCGCGCCATTGCAGAACATCCCCCGCATACACGGCCACCCAAGGGATTGGTGGCGAATAGTATTCCGAGTCGGAGTCCGGCTCGTAATCAATCACCACCTTGCGGCCGTCAATGCTTTTCACATTGCCGATACGAATCAGGCTCCGAAGGTTGCGCTCTAACTCATTCACACGGTCAGAAAGCTTCATCACAAACTCGTTAATAGTCATCAATGCCTCACTCGGTTATTGGTGACTCTTCACCTACGATGCTGAAAGGCGGGATTTCTTCTAATCCATAACGAATGGTTTGAGTGAACGTCACCTCATAACCTTGCTCATTGGTGTTCCACTTCAATGGCTGGCCTCGAATTTCTTCTGGCTCATCCACACAGTCATGCTCAGGATTAAGATGGCCAGCGAACAACTGGCCAGCGATAAACCCTCGAACAAATCCGCCAATGTTCTGCGCCTGAATGCTTGGCATGGCCAAGCCATTTGGCACACGAATGAGCACCGTGGCGGCAATCACATCTTGATGCCTGCCATCCTCAGCCCACTGCGTTTCTACAATGTCCACTGGCGGAAGGATTACCAACGGCTTGTCAGGGTCTTGAGGTGAAATATCTTCCTCAAACAGTACCGTCGCTTTTGTGCCAATCTTCTC